CAATACGCACTATTATAAACCACATCATTTTGATGATAGTTCACGAATCTGACAGTTGAAGTGTTAAACCAAATTTTTCCTACCTGTAAACTTCCCCATGCGTTGTCAGATACATTTAGAGGATCAACGTTGTATTTGGCAGGGTCTTCCGGTGAAACAAAATCAATGTTTTCTCTTATTGCACCCAGTAGCTTATCCTGCAACGGATCCATGTAGTCAAGATTTATCAAGGTATTGTTTGTACTAGCACTAAACAACTGTGTATTTTGAATCTTGCTGATATCTACGATCGGTGCGCTTTGACGGAACTCTGACCAGTTTCTAATACCAGTTGAGTTGATAAAGGTTGTTACCTGTCCTACTCGTAATGGATTGATGATCAGATTTGGAGCACCCACAATAACAACATTATCATAGAAGTCAACTGCTTCACCATAATATGGATTGATCACGAAATCTAATGTTTCGCTATTTGAAGGTTGAGCGTACACAAATGCGCCTGGATTCAGCAAACTACCATTATTGTTTGATAGTAGATCAAACATGTAGACTGCGCCAGCGTTTGGATAATCTTCTAGGAATCTAGTTGCGTTGTTGTCAAACACAGTGTCGTTATCTAGATTCTCATCATCAGTGAAGTCAAAAGTAGTACCAACAAAGTTAGGGCCTGCAGGAGCAGCAATTACAACTGAGTCAAATTGATTGAACTTGATGGTCTTACCAAACTCAGTTGGGCCTTCTTTGTGAGGGCAATTGATTATTTGAGTGGGAGAGTAAATTAAAATACCCAACTCACTTAACGTAGTGCTGTCAAATGCAGTCACCATCAACTTGTTGTTAATCTCTGCCAAATCTAAATCAACCACTTGAATAATAAGTTTATTATCCACTGTTGCAGATGCAGTAATATTAGGTACTCGTGAATTCACAATCTGATTGGCAATAGCCGCTGCGTTACCGGCAGTCAACGTAACCTGATAGCCGTTGATTAGAATATTGCTAGTTGTTGTTAGGTTACATTCACTATCGCCTACTACAATACCAAATCTTGCGCCGCCATTAGTAAATCTGTATACTAAACCTTCTCTATTGTCCGAATCAATTTCAAACGGACTACCGATCAATAGTTCAGATGCCTGCTGAGTAACATCCAAATCATATCCAAATTGAATATTAATTCTGTCATTGGAGTTAGCGTTGAACGTTTGAACATTATAAAAGTCATTTCCGCTAACTTCTACAATATCACCTGCGTTTAGTGAACCGGTGTATACTACTGAGCTTCCTACAACTGCATAGTTGTTATCCTGAACCATACGCCCATTGACATTTACAAGCAGTAATTCGTCCTGAATGTGGGCTACTGCATTTGAAATGCTAGGAATTGTAGAGATAGGAACTATTTGATTAGTTGATCTTGACTCCTTAATAGTAATGTCACTACCGGTAATTGCAGCAACATAATATGTTTGATATTCAATAATATCTGTTCCTGCTAAGCCAGACCCTGTAAATGAAACAGCATCATTCACATTAACATTAGTTGTATTAGCTAGTGTAATTTTATCAGTAGTTCCGTTAGTTGCTGTTACATTTTTAGTCAATGTATTAGGTGTCCAACCTAACGCAAAGAACTGCGGTTGGGTTAGTGTAGTTGCTGCGTTTGACTCAAAATTCTGCACAGAGCGTTGGTAGAAGTAAACTTCTCCCCAATCGGTTACACTCACGCTGTAGTCTTTGTTGGGAGCTCCAACAAACAAACAATCACCGTCAAAATCGGTAGAGATTGATTTACCAAAACTATCAGTTGGATCAAGTCCAAGAACCGTTCCATCAATGATATTGACGAGTTCATACGTAGTCTTAATTGCCGTGCCTGTGCCTGTCGTTGGGTCAGACCCAACGAAATCAGCAACAAAGACTATTCCATCAGTATTTTCAATTGCTCCAATACTTGTGAAATCAGTGTCTCCTGCATTAGTAATAATGTAGGATTCCCCGTCTACAAAATAACCAGCAGAAAATTCTTGATTGTTCTTTCGGTAGACATAAACTTGAGTATTCAATATGTCTGAGACATAGATCCAGTTACCGTCACCGGAGATAGCTAGTTCGCTTCCCCAATCAGTTACGCCCATCGGCGCGGTGATTGTTTGAGTTAGGAGCAACTCGTTTCCTAAGACAGTATCATTCCATGAGTATACATATACTGCAGGGTTAGTAGTTGGCTGCGAGATTACAAATGTATTATTATTGTGTACAATCTTCTCACCAAAACTATCATCATTGGTAATAGTTTCAGCTAGCCTATAACCTGAATTGTCATAGTAGTATCTATATAGAATTCCGTTAGCCGAGTCTGCAATTAAGTATCCGGTGTTTTCGGTGAACGCAACACTATTACCGAATGTGCTTGAGGTGTTTACTGCAAGCTCACCCTGTCTAGCATAGTTGATGCCTTTTCTGTATACTGCCCAGCCGCCGTCAGTGTTTTCGTCCACCCAAACAGTGTTCTTAGAAAACTCAGCTTCCAACAGAGGCAATGCATTAATGTCGCCGGGCTGTGCTACTCGTTGGCTATAGATCAATAGACCTACGCCCGAACCAGTAATACTATTTGACCCGACCCCAGTAAGTGTCAAGTTAATTATTACTTGAGTTAAATTAACGACCTGAGTTACAACATAGTACCCGTCCACATTTGGACTAAAGTTAACAATAGAGATTGGATCTAGATTCTTTAAGTTATGAGGCTTACTAAATGTTATAGTTGTAGTATTGTTTAGGTTAGCAGTAACTTCAACTACTTCACCGATTGGACTCCAAGAAAATACTCCCCACTTTTCTTTAAAGCTTGCCAACCATAGATAGTCTCTTACATAGAAATTCTGAATAGGAACAACAACACCATCTTTGTTTACGCCGTTTGGCAATCCACCAAAATAGAATGATGACATTTTCACATCGTTAAAGTTAGCGTATCCGGCTGATGGATATAGATTATTATATGGATCAGTGGTTACTGCTAACACATTCGGATCGTTAATAGTATCGCCATAGTTAAACAGATTATAGATAGGAACTTCTTGCTGAGAACCTTGAGTATAGATTCCGTTTGTGAGGGACACGATACTTGGGTTACCAACTAGCTTATCTTGTTCAAGGTTGAACTCTACAAAGTTCTGGCTTAGTACGCCACCATAATCACCTGACTTGATTGCCCAGTTTTCATAGACCTCATACTCAATGCCTCCCTGAGGCAGAGTAACACCGTCAAAGGCAGTCACGGCGTTAACAGTACCCTTGTTCTTGATCATGTTCTTATAGACGTTGATCTGGGTAATGTCTGTTAAATCTGCTAGTGCGAGATAATCTCTAGGACGATATCCAATTAATGAGAATGACAACAAATCAGCATCTTGTTCTAGGTTAGCTTCATTGCAATTATAGTACAATGTGCTTTCAAACGAACGAGTTGCTGAGTTTGGTAATAGACCCTTCTGAACATCTTCATAGTTAATCAACTTCCAATCAAGATCATTGAACGTAGTAGATGGTTCTGACAATCTGATTGCAGCATAGTATTTGTTCTTATGAAGAACAATTGCGCCCTTAGGATACTTGATATCCTTTGACCATTCTTTTACATTGTTTTGGTTAAGGATGAATCCCCAAGCGTCAACAGTACCATTCCACTCACTAGTCTTAGTTCCACGTAAAGTGATTCTGTTCTGTCTCAAACCAGTAACAAGATTATAGATTACGTCATTGAACAGTGTAGTGTTGTTGAACACGATGCCATGCTCAAAGTTGCTGACATTGAATTGGGCAAAAGCCATGCTATCACCTTCGTTCAATGTGTGAACTTTAAACATAGTCCCGTCACGATTGATGCAAAGAGTATTAATCTGTATTGGATACAAGTCTTGGTTAAGAATGAAGTTCTGCTGCTGAATTGTCAGTGGCTGAACAATGCTTCCTTCTTTGTCAAATACAAGATCAGTAGCAGCAGGATTTAGTGTTATTAAGCTTCCATCTTCCCAGCCCAACTGAGTCCAATACATAAATTGCTTTACCATCAACTCCCAGTTGATTTCAGTACCGGCTTCAATCTCGTTAAACTTCATACCCTTGTCTGTTAGGTACGCATTGTAGCTCATGATGAACTGAGCAACTTCTTGTATGCTATAGAAGGTTGTTCCATAAGGAACTAGTACTTCTGTGGATGAATAATCAGTAGCTAATTTTACTGTTTTATCTAATACAGTGATAGACTCACTTCTACCGCTATTGATGGGTGCTTTAGTAATAAAGTAAGCAAAAGATTGCGAGTTACCATATACAGTAAAGCCGCCACTAGTTGTTTTCTGTACAATTACACTGGAGAAAACTACTTTGTCAAATGGTTGGTTATCATATAGTAATACCTGATAGCTTTCATCAGGAATCAACAGTGATGCATTAGCCGTGTTCGGCGAACCCTTTTCAACATAGAACTTTAGTAGTGTTTTATCACTATAGCCTGCAAGACGATATGCCAATCTAACATCTAGATTGGTTAGTGTCTCTTTAATTTCCTGTGTAGCATCTACACCGAACTGCTTTTCATAGTCTACAATCCAGTTAATGTAGCTGGTCTTAGCAACACCGTCGCCGTAAATTTGAACGTCACTGATTATCAAGTGATCGCGGTCGTTCACCAAATACTGATTAAATTCAGCATTGTATTTGTAATTGTCTAGGTCAACCGCTAAATTGTAAAATTCAGCAGGCTTAGTTAGTGCAAATAATCTAATAACGTCAAATGGATACGTTGAGCTACGACGATAGCTAAGTTCAGCCGGACCGTCATCCCCTACCTTCCAGTCTTTCTGGAAAGTGTTTGGATTGTAGTTGCCCACAATGCTTTTCAATGGACTTAACAAATTACCATTTGAGTTAACAGGAATAATATTCAAAAGTCCAGGGCGTGCTACCTCAGGAACAATGACGCTTGTGCCATCTTCTGAATATACTCTACCGTCTTCTAGGTCGCCCCATAGCACTAAGTTGTCACTAGTATAAGGAGCGGGACCATAACGATCTTCCCACCAAGTAGGCTTGTTGGCGAACCCTAACATTTCCCATGGGGTAAGATTAGGAGTAGTAGTATCATATACGTATTGATATGCGCCTCTCCAATAACCCTGTTGGATTTGCTCGCCGGTCAACAGGTTGCTTGAGTTAGTGTAGTTGTAGGTGAACTCGTTGTTTCTATTAAAGAACTGAGTCTTGTAATCAATTCTGTTCTGACCTACCCAATTCAAGAAACCAGTAGAGTACATTTGCAACCATTCACTATATGAATAGTCGCTGTCTCTAAACAATCCAGGCAATACATTATACAGTTTAATTGGAACTTCAGTGCTTAGCTTAACATTGTTGTAAACTCTCTTTTCAAATTCCAATAGTGCCTGGTCTCTGAAGTCTAATAGTGTATCAGTCTCTGGGATGTAGGCACCATATAGCTTTGTATATGAACCGTCGTGTCCCTTAATGAAATATGTAGGAGTGGAATAATCACTGTCCAACACAACGCTTGGTACAAACAAATCATATAAGCCTAACTTACTTGGGGTATACGGAACATATGAACCATAGGTCTGATTGTATTCTTTTACTACAATCTGATCACCGGGAACCAAATCTAACGTTACTATGACGGTTGGGCTATCAGGGCTAATGGTATAATCTACGTTTCTTAGTAACTGTCTTTGTACTAAGTTGTTATTAACTGTTCTGTTCAAGTATACCAGCACGCTATCGTAGTTTGCTGATTCAAAATTATAAACTTTGTTTAACGGATAGCGAGTAACATCATTGTTACTGTTAAAATTGTAGGTGTTTACAGCCAGCGGTGATCTGTTTGGCAACATGTCTGACCAGTAGAATGAGCTAATCTCACTCTTACTAGCTGCAATCTGTTCAATAGATTCGTCTAGAATTTCTGCTGGCGTATTTCTAATAGTGAACTGAGCGTTTTGTACAGTGTCAACCAATAATTGCTTGAACTTGACATACTCATTGCTGGTAAACATCAATGCATTTAACAGGTCATATTTTGTTTTACGCAAGAACACTCCAGGTAGTACCATTGAAGCACTATTCTGAATAATCTTAGTACCGTATGGGGTTAGATCGCCGCAGTCTCTATAGTTGTTTGATCCAAAGATATCACCTGTAGTGTTAGGAGCATTAACAAAAATATCTTGATAGTGGTTGCGAATGTCGCCTAAATCTGCTACAGTCAAGTCTTCGTTGAATGGGTTGCTGTTTAGGTTGTCAGGAATCTGATAGAATCCATTCTGACTTACTTGGTCGCTCAACAACAATACTTGAATAACAGTATCTTCAACAGGAGCACTGTTTAAAGTAATTCTAGTAGCAGTATCAAATATTTCAACGGTGTATTCGGTTGATTCTAGATACTTGTTATTGTTGTATACTTTTACTCTTGGCCAGCCCTTAACATCAACTGGCAATTCAGGCAGTGCAGCGATATCACAAACAAACTGAGTTGTTGGATTAGCAACACTGTAACCGAAGTTGAATTCTTGATATTGTACACTATCTTCTACCGCTGTTACCCAGCCCAATTCTCTAGCAAATTCAATTCTATTGATGTAGTTGTGTACGTAACCAGTATTTACTTTCTGTGTTACTGATTCAATTCCGCGCACATAGTTAAATGTGTCAGAGTTGATAGTAACGTCAAAACTAATATCTCCAATGTTACCTACATCGGTAAATCTTACAGGGAAGCCTAATATAGGATCGTCAACTGTTAATGGATTAATACCATACGAGAACAGAGTAGAACCGGTGAAGCTTGTGCTGTTATAAAATGTACTGTCTGAGAAGCTTACGCCATTGTTGTCAAACACATCAAACAGCGGTGCCTGATTGACAGTTACTTTTTGTTGTGCTTGCAGCCATTCAATCCCGTCAAAATAGAAAGTTTTACCTTGCTCATTAAAGCCTCTCGTGATCACTACCTGCTGGTCTATTTGAACATTAGTATCCTCAGCTTCAATCAATACGATTTCGGGTGTGCCGCCAGCGGTAGTAACAACGATATCAACAACGTAAATCTTATGCTTTGTGCCTTCGTCTGTATCATTACTGAATATGATTCTTGAACCCGGGAATACAGCATAGTTGCTTACGGTAGTATCGGTACCAACGATTGATGTTGTTCCGCCAACAATGTCTTGTGGGAACGGATAGCTAATAGTTAGTGTAGTTGTTGTGCCATCGTCGGTAAGGTCAATGATTTGTGCATTAGTAGGGATTAAGTTTAGAACGTCACCCACATACATACCAATCTGAAACGTTCCAGTTACGTCTTCTGAGGGGACAGTGATAGTTGTTTCGTCGTAGATCAAACGTCCGGTACCGGTACCGGGAGTGATTAGATCGCTACCGTCCTTGACACAAACAATTATGTCACCTGGGAAATATGTTACTCCCAAAGTTCCTGCTAGATCATTCCATGAAGCTTGTAGAGTGTCAGTAACATTGACTAGCTCATAGGTTTTACCTTCAAGCATAGATGCTACGCTTACTATCGTACTTGGTGTACTGACAACGACTGCGGTGTCACCGGTATAAGTTTCTACGTCAGGATAGTAATTTGCCAATCCTGCAACTTCAGACAATGCATCTGTAGCACGAGTATCAAAAAAGTCAACTGGTCTTTTACCCTGAGTACCAGAATCAAACATCTTCAAGTTAGGATAGAACTCAATGATTGGGCGCTTAGCTTTGTTATCAAGAGTTGCGTAATCTGTCAAGATGCTTGGGTTGTTGTTATAAGCAGCAGTTGCGTTGATTACATCAATATGGAACCAGCGGTTGCTTCTTGACCATGCATTCTTACTAATGCTGTTTCTAGCAATAGTGATGTAGTCTGGATCAATAGGAACAAATAATTCTACGTCATAATCAGTATCGTCATATCCTACTGTATCGTATGGAATGAAATCTCCTCTAGAGAATTTCTCAGGAACAATCAAATCATTGACTGGAATAAGTTCAATAGCTGTACCTACTCCTTCAACATAATATTCCCCTGAGCGGTATGAATTAGGGAAGACGTTACCATCAAATTGAACTTTTAACCCATTTGTAAATTGAACGCCGTTAGGTGATGTATAAGTTGTTCTACCTAAAATTTCTGTTTCAATATTAATAAAGTTGTCTAAATCAGAATCGTTAATCTTGATTACACCAACTTTATTTGGATTGGTTCCATCTTGATAATATAGAATATCAAGTGGTGCGGTGATAATAGGAATAATACTAATAACACCTAAATTATTTCTATAAAATGATCTACTGATATATTCAGTACCAAATCTTGGAGAAATCTTTTCATTATTAGGAATAGTACCGTCGGGTATTAGTCTGATAACAGGATTGTCAGGATTACCTAAATATTGAATTCTGTAGAAGTTCTCGCTTACTACAGTATTAAATCCATTCTGAAACTGACCCTGATTGATGTTGACAATCATATCAGCACCTGACTGAGAAAATACAGTTACGGTGTCGCCCTGCAGGTCTTCAGAAATAGTAAAGTCAGATGAGTTAATAATATCTTTTACGAAGTATACTTGACCTTCAACAATACCGCCTAATAGCACTCCGCTAAAGGTTACGGTTTGATTAGGAATTAGATCGTCTGTAGTGAAGCCCGCAGCTAATGAGAGTTTATTGCCGGTGCTGCTTGTGCTGCCGACGGTGACAGTCGCCGGTTCTGTAAAGAATGGATCGTTAACATCATAAAATGTTTCATCGTAGTAAGACGAGACAAAGCCTTGTTCATCTGGAACACCGGTATCATAGAACATGATTCTTAATCCGTCTAGTCCAGTTACACCGTCAATATTATCTAGGCCCGGATAACTTATACCCGTTGCAATATCATTAATCGTATATAGATTTCTGCCGTTAACTTGATCAAATGGAATATTGCAGATTACATCAACCATATTGTTGCCGGGGAAAACGTACTGATCTTGTGCGTTTTTGAATGGGACATTGAACGTTACGAAACCTACACTAGCACCGTTGTTGTCTACTCCAAATACTTCTCGTGTGGGTAGATTAGGTTGGGTAGGACTAAATCCGCTGACACCTGGCTCAGTTTGAATCCAAAACTGAGAATCTTGATTTACTTCAAATCTGTATGTTCCTCCGCGCAATACTGAGATTGTTGGGTTAGTTCCCGTTCCGATTGCTGAACCAACTTCGCTGATTTCATAGCTGTTGGCGAAGTCAGTTACAATGTAATCCTGGTTGATGAACACAGTTCCCGGTGACACTGTGACAGCCGGGGCGCCGATTGGCAACCAAAAATATTCGTAATAATTGACTAGCTTATCTAGATTAGTAAAGCTATCCCATGAATAGATTTGACTGTTGAATAATCTGTTGTTATTACCAGTAACTGCACCCTGTTGTTCTAGTGAATCAATAATACCTGGATATGTAATAAAGTCATTGGCAATTTCTTCTTCGGCCTTTGTAAACACCACGCTTGGTTCTAATTGATAGTCTGCACGAGTTTTGGTTGGCTCAGTAACATAATAATCAAGAGCATTTATACCCGAACCAAATCTACTACCCACATAACCCTGTACACGAGTAGACGAGGGGTTGCTTACTAGTCTATCAAGCGTAGCTGATAGGAACTGACTGTTTGTGGGTGTTTGGAAAATTTCCGGAAGAAAATTTAGTGTTCTAATACGTGCCATATTTGTACTTATCTTATCTGTAATTCGTCGGGTGTGAGCGCGGGTATTACTACTACATCATTTGATGTGGCAGCGTTTACAAAAATTTCAAAAGGTCTACATTTTATTTCATATAAGTCTCCAAACTTCATTGACGGATCATTCGGTACTAATACTGCGGAGCTAATCAAGTCGCCGCATTCAGCATGTAAGAAAGCACTAAGTTCTGAGAAGTAGAATGTGTCTCCAAAGTTCCAATTATTAATATTGAAATATGAATCCATTGCGGCTAGCACTGCACTTCTCACTTCACTGTCACTTGCATTTGTTGTACTGTCTTTAATTACTTTAATTGTCGCTCTCAATGCTGGTACTGCTTTAGGACCAAACAATGGTTTGAACTCTACACTATTTAATATTACAGAATCCGACAACATTTTATAGTCCTGCAATTCAGTATACTGTGAACTCAATTCAGTAATTGTTGGTCTATTCGGTTCAGGAATAGTATTTGTTGTGTCAACAATGTATCTCTGATATTGTTCATAGTAACTGAATGTAACAACATACAAGTCAATGATGTTGGTCGTTGCAGGATCAATTCTATTGGTGTTGTTTGAGTTGTGCTTGTACTGATAGCTCAAGCCCTGTCTTCCAAACTTTACACTATATTGTGGCTGTTCTACCAACACGTAAACAATAGTAGTTACTGTTTGGTCTTGTACAGTTTTATAGAATTTATTTTCAGTAGTTGCATAGAACAACTGGCCAACTGGATAGTCATACTTTACTAGTTCAATCTGAGTCTGAGTAGGATATTGGAATCTAACTGTGCTAGTAGGAATAATAAACTGTTTGGTAAGATTGATTGGATCCTGCACAGTCTCAAAGAAAACATATATACCAAAGTTATTACTATTGTTTACGTATCCAGTGATTTCATTAAAGAAGTCCGGGTTTAGAATCAACTGATTATTGTTCACATCTGTTGCTGCAACTTCAACTTCAAAGTCGTTTACATAACCATCGCTTTCAACAGTTTGTCCTACGATATTAATTTCAGTATTTTTACCAATTGCCGTTGTAGACGATGGTAAAGTATTAATACCCAATACTGAAACATTGTCTTGAATAATCTTTCCAGTGAACGGGTCGTATACTAATTCGTCTCGTGCAAATGTAAATCTAGTATCCGATACGCTACCAAAATAATATGACAATGATTTATAGGTTACTGTATATCTATTATTGCCTAAGCTGGTAAACTTCACAAACCAATTGGGATCAGTGATTTTCTTAATTGACCAGCGTGACTGATTGATTAATAGCGAGTTATCAAATACTAGAGTAAATTCTTGATTTAATTCTAGTCTGATTACAGCCTCTTGAATTATCTCTCTAGGAATAACATTACCGAACACAGGAATGATAGTGCTTACAATAACATCATTTGGTACATAGCCACTAAGTCTGATGGGGCCAGCTCCGTTAGCAAAGCTTCCCTGATTATTATTTGACCCGTCACCAACTACATTTAAAACTGTAGTCCAAATAAACGTGCTATCGCCGGGTCCCGGAATGCCTGCTACAAGTCTATTATCACTATCAAAATAGAAACCTGAGGGTGCAGTAAATTTAACAATAGCTCCAGTTGTCATGTATTTCAAGTTAGTAGTACTAAAGACGCCGACACTTGTGGGTTGCTCTAATGAACCTGTTACAGTATAAACATACCCTGTTTCATTGTCTGCATTTACTGTGCTAGTTCTCCAGTACACTACTTGATCAGCCGGCGTAGATGAGTCAGTAACAGTATATCTTGGATAATTTTGAATATAATACTGCGTGGCTTTGTTTAATGATAAAACATTGTTTAGCTCACCAGTAAAGAATGCAATAATATCACTAGTATTATTAATTGTTAGATTTAAAAACCCATCTGCGTCATCTTGATACAATGCGCCGTCATTACCATAACTTACTGTACTAGAGTATTTTCCAGTAGGATCTAATAAGTCAAGATTTTTACTGACACCGACACTTGATCTATTAATTGCTTTACTCTTGACAATTGAGTTGTACAATGTATACGGGAAGTTATTATAGTCTTCGCCATTAACCATTCTGTTCTGTGTGTAGTAACGAGTAGGAGCACGTTGCTTGATGCTAGCAATTGATTCTCTTGCTTGTGCGGTAGTTACAGTTTGGGTTAGAGATAGACCAACAGTTAATGTTTCTGCTCTGCCCAAACGTGAAATGTAAGTGAACGTCACTGACAACCCGTTCATATCTGAAGGGTAGATAGTGTAGGTCAATGCATTGCCTGCACGTAGATAAGCTCTAAAGTTTCCGACAGGGATTTCGCTGAATACGCCATCGCCAAATACATATGTAACCTGATCGTTGAAACGTGAGCTTACAGAAAAAGTTTGTTTGAATGAACTATTGCTTTGTAGTGATGCATTCGCATATACATTTTCTACTTGACGCCATGGATCACGAGTACCGTCTGGGTTAATCTTGTATAGCCAAGTATCAGTGTTGTTGATTCCTTGAATGTCAATATCAATATTTTGGTTACTGATTTGCTGCTGCAATGAGAAGTCAAATGTCTGTAGGTTACCCTGCTTGAAGTAAAAGAAGAAACCTGTTTCAGGGCTACCAAATCCTAACTTGTCGTTACGATATAACATGTTGAATCTGCCATTTGGAGCAGGAGGAACTTCGTAGATTGATTCGCTGTCTAAACTAGACACACTGCACAATTCAAAGTTCATATTAACGCCACCGACTGAACTAGTGAAAGGAACAATGGGTAGATTGTTGGGGGCAATTTGAATGCTATATTCGCTAGTGTTTACGCCTGCGATTTCACTTACGTTGCCGGGTCTACCGATTCGTTGTGTATCTACTAGGGTAGCATTGATGATTGTGTTGAACTGCTCTAACCAGTTAGGGTTAGCAGGGTCATTCCACAATACAGGAACGTTGCTTAGATTGAAACCGTTAAGATCATTGATGTTCTGTGTAGTCTTAATGCTAGTGACTTTTAGATAGCCCTGGCCAGCAATGTTTCTCTTTGGTGTGTAGCTAACAAGATTAGCAAGCTTTACAACGCTGTCTCTACGTTCAGCAGTATCAATAAAGTTTTCACGAGCATTCAAGTCATTGCGGAAAGCAAGACCTTGACCCATAAAGGCAATAACGTCAAGCAAGGCAACAAATTCGCTTGATTCAACATAGTCGTTATATGTCTCTGGGTAATTTATTTGTAGGTAGTCAATGAATGCTTTACGTAGGGTTTCGTAGTCATAGCTACGAAAGTCTGCTTGGTTGAACGTCTGGTAAATGGTTTTCCAGTCGTTGGGTCCGAACAGTGCTGATTGTCTTGAACTTGTTGCCATAGTTTCTCTCTATTGATAATATATTTATCATAGAAAAAAACCAGGTTTTATACTAAAGTGGCTCTTTGTGTGACTCGGTTTAAAGAAATTTTCGTAGCGATTGGTTGATTGAAGGGTAGTACTGCGCATTGAATTTCTAATAGTATTCCATTTTCGTAAGTGTATACAACTAACTCCGCTAACAAAAGTCTAGGATCTTGACTGGCTACTCGTCGTACTTCATTTTCAACATCAATTCGTGTAGTCTGTGAGTTGGGTTCAAATATAAAATCCCAAAGTCTAGTACCATAACCAGGTTGTCCAACTTTGGTACCTAATCGTATGTTCAAGGCATTAATAAAATCTTGTACTACTAGTTGGGCATCAACGAGACTAAATTTATTTCCCCATGAAATACCATCGCGGATACCACCAGGCCCTCCTGCACTACCCGAAGTCATATTAGTTGTCTTTGGGTTACACGCATTTATTGTACTGAAGCCTAAGTAAGTTGCCATAAGTTATCCTTTTTAATATTTAGTTTACGTAGTTCCGGCAGTGGGCGGCGGCGTTCCAGCTGCTGCTGGATCTGTCGCTGGTGCAGCTTTTCTTGGGCGCTTACCTACATTTGCTAGTTCTCGTATCAACCCTTGAGTTTTAGCTGTTGCGTCATTATATTTCTTCTCCAATGCAGCGAGACTTGGGTCGCCGGCTGGTAGAGTATTAAATGCATCAACAAATGCATTGCCTGCTGCGGTTTCCTCTTCCTTTGCAGTGTCAAGCTGTGCTTGAATTCTTTGTCTTTCTTCTCTTAAAGTGCGTGCCCTCTTTTCTATACTATCAATAGCATCACCTAGAATGTCTCCCAACAGATTTGGTATTGGAATTCTAGCATCGCCCAACACTCCTTTAATCTGTGCAGTGATGCCTGTTCTGTTAGTAGTGTTGACTCCTAAGCTAGGAAGCTTGATCGGACTTGCGCCGCCAGCACCTAAAGCACTTACGGATGATAGCAATTGAGTGACTTCACCAATCGGTAGCTTACTAGCAATACTTGAAGTGAGTCCTCCTGCTTTACTTGCCACCGAGCTTAGATTGCCTAACCCGGATGATGCACCTCCTAAAGAACCTACTACCTTATTAGCAGTATTCAACGCAGACTCTACCTGACCCAAAGTAGCACCCGCTGAACTTAGTGATGAAGACACTTTACCGAGTCCGTTAACAGCGTCAGTCTGTAGATCCTTCATAAGGCCGGTTAATTCACCTGTGCCCGGAATTTTATTAGCTAGCTCATCTGCTTTATCTAGTACACTTGAAAATGCTTTGATGCCTCCCGGTAAGTTACTTACACCGCTTGACAATGCAGAAGCTCTAGCAGCAATGCCGCCGCCTTGAGTTTTCTTAGCAGCATTCGCTAAACCTGACAATCCATTCTTAAGTGATGTTGCTGCACCTGCTAAGCTGTTGACGTTATCAACTGCACCACTAATACTGCTGGCTAGATTATCTATACCAGCACCAGTAGTTGAATCAATTAGTGTACTAACTTGCTGTGCAGTAGAATCCAAATTGTTGCCTGCGTTGGCTATGCTATTGAATATAGTAGAGGCGCCAACAGCGGAAGATGTTAATTGATCCGCGGCATTAACTAATGCATTGTTAATAGTACCTACGTTAATAGTGTTAGGTGATGTAGTTAAACCTTCAGCCCCTTCAGCTATTGTAGACAAGGTAGAAGTGATATTAGTGCTTCCTGCTGCGGAAGTTGCAGCAGAAATTACTGAAGTACTCGGGGCCCCAGTAACATCATTAATAGCATTGGTTAGACTACTCACACCTCCAACAGCACTATTGACAGTGTTAATTGCACCGGTAGCGGAATTGACTGCGCTTGTAACAGCACCTGCTGCGCTTGTAACGGCCCCAGCCGCACCAGCAAGTCCTCCTACTGCACCTGCCGCACTCGCCAAAGATTTCTTAGCTGGTCCAGTCAAGCTATTGATTGAGTTATTAAGATCGTTAGCTAGCTTAGATGCTGTGTTAAATGCATCACCTGCTTCTGTTACTAGGCTAGACAAGCTCTTAGCAAAAGCCGGTTGTGTTCCTGGAGTATTAGCAGTAACAGCAATTTTAGCAGCTTTTTCTTTAGCAATTTCTGACAAGTTTTGCGGTACATTGGCTTCTAGTTTACCAAATCCATCTTTGACTGCGCTGAATGCAGAACCCGATATACCCTTAACTGAATCTAGAAGCCCAGTCAACGCATTGTTTGCATCTTCTAGAGCCTTAAGAGAATTTGCTATTCCGCCCAATCCACCTAAGCTATCAGCTAGTTTAGCTGCCGATACACCCTTACCGATAGCACCTAAAACATCTTTTGCGGTGCCGGCGCCAGCGGTCAACGCTGAAGCCGCAGCACCTACTCCACTCACTGCGCTTAACGCTGTTGTCACTTGACCCGGTAATGCTACACCAGCCGCACCAGCAATTGCTCCGACATTGCCTGCAACTGTAGAGGCAGTATTCAATACACTAGCGGGGGTAGCAGCTTGTTTTACTGCACCAACTACGGAGTCAGTACCTAAGGTAGTTGCAGCAGCTATGAGACCGGCCGTTTGCGTTGTTGATTCACTGCCGTTAATAACGCCTGCTCTAGTTAATTCTTGCTGTGCAGTCTGCATTCCTCTTACGGATGATTGAGCCTGTGCTGTAGGATTCGCTGCTAATTTTTCTACATTTTCAGCTCCTGCAGCTCCAGCAAACACTGTGCCAGGAAGTGTGTTCGTTATTGTTTTTCCTGAGCTAGCCAATCCATTAACAAGATCAGCCGAACCAGGCTTTAGGACTCCGGAACGTGCTAATTGGTCGGCACTTTGTGCAAAAGCTCCGACTGCTACTACCGCTTGACCGAGAGAATTTGAACGGGTTAATAGACTGACTGCCCCAATTGCGCCGCCCACAGCAGAAACAACTTTCAATGCGCTGTTAATTCCTGAAATTAATGAAGAACCCTTTTTCTCTACTACGCTAGCGCCAGTCTCCACTGCCGCGGCTGTCTCACCGGCTGCCGCTGATGTTGCAGTTGCTGCCAACACTGCATTAGTAGTTCCTGAACCCAATGACGGTGATGCCGCAGGTACCGACGGGACTGATGCCACTGTAGCTACCGCCGGCGGCGTGGGGTTAGTTGCTTCTGCTTGTGCGTTTGTTTGTTGAACTGCGGTTGATGACGGTGCGGGTAAGTTATCACTTGCATTTGGACTACTAGCAATATCTACACCCATACCCGCATTTACCCAAGGATAGTGCGCCGGTGCTCGTGAAGCAATAGTCAATAATTTTGCCGGGGCTGCTGCCCAACCCACGGCATCATCAAATAATGTATCTGTCTGTGCAGTGATAGGGATAATGGGTACGTCAGGCGGTAACAGTGATGGGCTACCACTATTCAAATTAACTCTATCAGCACCATTAATAAAGGCTTGTGAGCCTGCCACTAAACTTGCTTGACCAGCAGCTAACATTGAAATTGCAGAACTTGCTTTTACAGTAAAATTGTTTAGTGCAGTAATACTATATTCTTTGCCTGCTCTGGATTTAGTTATTTCATCACTGTTAGTG